CGATTTGTATGATGGAAATTTAATCCATCACCGATTCGCTTATAAATATTTTCGTAAAAAAACTCTTCCGATTGGTAACATTGTCGCGTTCCGCGCGCCGATGAAGGTCGAAACGGAGGGAATGATTGATAATGAAGACCTTCTTAACAATGATTTCATTTATTCTGACGACGCTGTTAATTTTTGCTGGGAGCTTCCTAATTTATGTCCTCTTGGCGCTGTTTTCTTTCAAAGATTACTTAACACACAAATTGCGAACCTGTTGTCGACGAAGTATTTAAAGGCTCCAATTGAAGTTGACGGTGATGACCTAATTGTACATAAAGAATTCGAGCAACATGGAATTATTCAACCAAAAGGTAAGTGTAGCGTGAGTATAACCTATTCAAAAGACAATGTTGCCATTGGCCACACTGCAATTAATGTCACCGCCGGTCAAAAAGCCCCAGCTTTTGCATATTCCACTAATTTAACCGACGATCAGGTGGAGGAATTCATGAAAATTATCATAGATACCTACTATTCCATGGTGGATGATGCGTTTATCGCGACCACAAAATTAACACTATGAGTTTAGGTTCCGCGGCAATTTTTTTTTCGCAAAACTGGGGAGATCTCCCTTTTCGGCGTTTTTGGAATCATATTTTTGTAGTTTGTGACTCGTGTCAAAATTTTTTTCGCAAAACCCTTGTCAAATTGTAGTTGAGGGTTTAGACTGTCTTTATTATGAAGCAAGCAAATAATTTTTTCGACTTTGTGACTAATATTTTATTTGAAAAGAGTAAAATTGATATTGATATTACATCTACACAATTATATTCACCGTATATAGTTAATAGGTATATAACTTTTGCAGATAAGTCTTTAGTTCATCTTGTAAACAACAGTGTAAACAAATATGGATCAGTTTTTAGTATAAATGTTGATCATTATAACTTCTTACATGCTTTAATTCCAAAAAATAAAAGAAAATATATTAATTATACAAAGAAAATAAAAAGAGATAAAAAGATATATGAGAGGGTTTGTAGTTTATATGAACTATCCCATCGTGAAGTGGATTTGTATTCAGAAAACTTTAAGATAAATATAAAAAAGTATGAATAAGGAACAACGTAAACAATATAATACTGATCTCGATAAAATGGACATATCTGACAGTGAGCGGGATGCATTTGATCATGACGCAAAGCGTAGCTTAATTGACCTCGACACATATCAAAATTCTGATACATTTAGTTTGCAAGGATATAATTTAAGCAAGGTGATGGATGATATTGTTCTAGCTCAATTTGTAGATTTATCAGATGACGGTCAGTCAGTAGTGCGTAATGGTATTCATATTCCTTTAGCACAAGTCCAACGAACTTGGCGGTTAGCAAAAGTTATTTTAATTGGACCAAACGTTAAGGAATGTAAACCGGGTGATATCGTTTGTTTTCCGGATGATAAGGGCATTAAGGTTGATAACATGTCAATTAGAGGATATGATAAACCTCTTAGAGATTGTATCTTTTTAAATGAACAAAGATTTTTTGGTATTTGTGAAGAGTTAGAACATGATAACAAGTCTAGCAAGTCTTAGATCTATCTTATTAGATAAGGTATGTGAGGTTAAATTTGCTAGACGTAATCCAAAACCTGGTCGTCCAGCGACGAGGAGGATGCTGTGTACAAATAATATACAACTTTTAAATTCATTCCAAGGTCGTACTATTTTAAATTATGTACCGCCTCGCTACGCACCAAAGTATAATCCTAATCAAGAAAATTTAATTATTGTCTGGGATATATTAATGCAAGATTTTAGAACTATAAATTGTGATACTGTGGATTTAATTAGTACATTAGAATCCGATCAAACGTTTTGGATCTATATAAATGAAAAAATTGCGCCGATGTCTCCACAAGAGAAAATGGGCTTCATGAACACATGAATTTTGAACTCGTAGAAACTACTTTAAAATCTTTATTGCTTAGTACTGTAAAGATAACATCTAAAAAAAGAACGTTAGGTACTGGTCAGATAATGTTATATGAGTTAAGGGATTTTAATATCCGGCTATTACTTGCTAATAATAAAAAAATAGAGCTCCTTTATCCGTTTAATATTATACGAAAAAATAATTTTATATATTTTGATTATACTTTAAACCATATACATCAAGATGATATTATTTGGCGAGCCCGAATTAATCGTTTAATAAAAAATAAACGTAATAAATATTGTGACTTGCTTCTCTCTATAGAAACATTATAATAGAGTATATATGGGCCTCAAGCATTTTCCAAAAGGATATATTCCGTCATCCAGTCAACAGTATGCAATTCCTAATATTGAAGACAGCTTTAAGAAATGTAAATTTGTATGCATACAAGGACCTACAGGTTGTGGAAAAAGTTTTATAGCTAAGACTATTGCAAACAGTTTAAATACACCGCCAGCAAAATTATCAAAAATAGTTTCTGATTATCGAGCGTTTGAGACTTCGTGGGATAATGGAAAGCTAGTTTATGAATATGCAGATGATTTTGAAAATAAAAATTATGGTACGTCCATTCTTACGACTACAAAGGCACTACAGGATCAATATACTCGAGATTTTAAAGACATACAACCATTAAAAGGAAAGAGTTCATATGTTTGTAATTTAGATGAAAGGAGCCTCGCTGACTCTGCACCGTGTCTTTTTAGTTCAAAATTAAAAAAGGAGTGTTGGGATTGTAATCGGTGTGATTACTATGAGGCAAGAAATAAATCAATCACGGCGAAGATTAGTGTAGAAAACTATTCGAGCTTTTTTCATAAACCAGATCATTTAAAAAATAGGCAGCTTATAATATGCGACGAGGCCTCGGAGTTAGAGAATATAATTGTAAGTCGGTTTAGCTGTAGCATTGAGCTAGGTGCATTGAACAAGTATAAGTTTAATTTATTATTTTCATCTAATAGAAAGAAATTTTTAACTAACTTAACTCAACTACAAACTGACTTAGAATCTAGATATGTAGAGCTACTTCGAATGTTAGAGAAATATTCTGATACAATAAGTGACACTGTAAAAAAAGAATATACATTTATATCTAATTTAAAGCGAGATTTATCACTTGTACTTGATACATGGCAACAATCAGAGTATATTATTAATAGAGCATTTGCGTTTAATAAGAAATATATTCAATTAATTCCTAAAAAAATTGATGTCTTGGCGCAGCACTTATTTAGGTATGCTGATAAAGTTCTTCTTATGTCGGCTACTTTTGTTGATTATAAGCGATTTATGAGAAGTATAGGTGTCGCTGAACAGGATTATAAGTATATAGACTTACCGTCTTCTTTTGAACCACGACAGTCACCTATTGTGTTTGGTACTCTTCAGCTTTCGAAAAAGAATATTGATAGTTATTTTCCTAAGGTAGTGAGGTGCGTTGAAGAAATATTACAACAGCATAAAAATGAAAAGGGATTAATTCATACTCAGTCCAACGCGTTGACAGTAAAATTAAAAGATAGATTAAAAAGCTCACGAGTGTTATATCGCATTAGAGGTGATAAAGATAATATTGATATTCTTACAGAACATTTTAATAGTACTACACCTACTGTATTAGCGAGCCCGTCGTTAAATTTTGGAGTTGATCTTAAAGACGACTCTGCAAGGTTTTGTATTATTATTAAATGTCCTTGGCCTGATCTAGGAGATGTTCGAATAAAAGAGATGTCAAAAAATGATTATAAATGGTATACTAATAGAATGTTTACAACACTTATACAGCAATGTGGTCGTTGTACTCGATCTGAAAATGACTATAGTACCACGTATGTTATTGACGCTGGCCGCATAAGACAATTATTACCAGATTACTCAAAGTTGTTGCCAGACTATTTTATAGAACGTTTTATTTAATAAATATTTAAAATAATGAAAAACCAATATTATGGTTTTGAGCTAAAAGATATGATAAGGCAGTTTATAACTGCTTTTAATGAAGTTATTATCAATAGATATAATAAGGACAAGACTGTCGTCGATCAAATAAAAACAGGATTTTATTATGGTCCAAAAGAAAGAGCTCTTCAAGATATAGTTAATAAAGCTCAATCATTAAAGCTGCCTACAATTGCAGTTCATTATACTTCTGTTGCAAGAGACCCGGAAAGAGTGTTTAATAAGATACCTGGATTTTATTATAGTAAGGCTCCTACAAGTGATGCAGGAGCATTTGATTCCGACTGGTTACAAACTCCTATTCCTGTTAATGTAGGAATTAACATGTCTATTATGACAAAGTTTCAAACTGATATGGATCAAATTCTAAGTAACTTTGTTCCATATAATAATCCATATATAATTATAAGCTGGAAAGTACCATCGTCACAAAATTTAAAAAATAATCTTGAAATTAGAACTGAGGTATTATGGGATGGGACTTTGAGTTTAGAATATCCAGTTAAAGTATCTGGTACAGAACCAGCTCGGGTTATTGCTAATACAAC